CTTTTTCCAAACTTCCTCCTGTATTGCCAAATAAAGCCATGTTTAAAAAAGCATCTGCTAATTTATTTAATACATTACTTAATGCTTCATTTAATGTTTGAGTACCTTGAATTAATCCTTTAATTGCATTACTCATATCTTGTGCAAACATCTGTGTAATTTGCCTTGTAGGATCTATTAATTTTTTTGTATTTTCAACAACTTGTGCTTGTGTATCTCTAACTATTTTTAATTTTTCAATTTTTTGTTCTAATTCTATATTTTCTTCATCAGTTCTTTGTGCCATTAAATCTTTTAATTGATTATCTAAGTTTACTAATTCAAATTCTTGTTTCATTAAATTTAATTTATCAGCACTTGTAGTTAATCTTTTTTGTTCAATTTCTAGTGCTTGTTTTAAAGGAATAATTTCTTCTGTCTGAAATTTTTGATTTAGTTTATCTTTAAAAGGTTGTAAAGGATCTATAGTTTGTGGAAGCGTAACAAATCCAGGCTTACCAAAATCAGGATTTAAAGGTTTTCCACCTATTATAGGATTACCTTCAGCAGCAGGAATATTACTTACATTAGGTGGTTTTGTTGGATTAAGAATAGGAGCTATTTCATCTAAAATATTGCCTCTTTTATCAAGATCTAAGGCATTAGCAGTAAAAAAGTCTACTGTTCCAGTAATACCTCTTGATATGCCTTCTGGTTTTTTACCAGCAATTAAATTATTAAGTTCTTTAATTAATGGATTCAAAACATTTGCCATCATCAAAGTTAAAGAAGTACCTAATTTATTTATTTCATTATTGAAATTTTTTAATGTTTCTGCATTTTCTTTAAACTCATCAGCAGTTAATCCAAATGTACGTTCAAATTCTTTTAATAACAGTTCAGCAGCATCGGATTCTAAACCAAGTTTTTCAAGTCTTAACGCTAAATCTCCTGTTTCTGTTCCTGCTAATCCCAACCTATTAACAAGCATTTCAATGTTTTCTGATGGTTTAACTAATGCTTTACTTAACTGATCTAAAGCATTACCAATAGTAGTACCAGCGATAGAAAGAGCAAAACCAAATTGACCACCTATTAAACCACCAGCAACACCACCTATACCACCACCTAATGCAGCAGTAGCCCCTTGTCCAAAAAGTAAAGGAAAACCACCACCAATAATTCCACTACCTATAGCATTACTTAAACCCCCACCCATTCCTCGTGCATTACGATTCTGATTATTTCTTATTATTTGTTTTCCATTTGAACTTAAAATTAAACCTCTTTTTTTAAGTTGTGCATTAATTCGATCATTTATAGGTATTTGTTTTCTATTTGCTTCAAGTTCTCTTACAGATTGTCTTAAATTTTTACGTCTTTCTGTACCAGCAGCAATAATACTAAATTTTTTTCTTATTTCTTCTGCAACACTTTTTTTTGTTTGCTGTACATTTTGTTTTATAAGTTTATTTTCTTCTTTTCTTTCTCGATTTATTTCTTTAACCTTTTGTCTTAATTGTTCTTGTCCTTGTTGACGAAGTAAAAACTGCTGCTCTTGTTCTCTTGTAGATTGTCTTTCTAATTTTAACAAACCATCTTGTAATTTTTTATTATCTGCTGCTGCTTTTTTTGCTGTTGAACCTGATACATCATCTAATAATTTTTGTTGTTGAACTAATCCTTTATTTAATTCATTTTGTGCTTTGATAAATTGTGCTGCTGCTATAGTCGCTTCTTTTGTTCCTAAAGCAACTTGTTTTAAATTATTACCTGCTGCATTAAGATTTTTTTGTAAATTACTAACATTTCTTACTAATCCATCATTGTTTTTTGCAAAAGTTGTAAGAAAAAAGTTAGCGTTTTTTATATTTTCACTTAATGCTTTTATTGAATTATTAAATGCTCTTACTTTTTCAGCACCTTTTAAAGCAACACCAATATCAACATTATAATTAGCCACTTGCTATGAAAATTAAAACATTTTCTCTATATTACCTTCTTTTGCCTCTTAAAGCACTACTTCTTTGAGCTTGTTCTTTTTGTTTTTCAAATTCTTCATTTTCAATTTGAGCAAAAGCAGCCCAACCTAACATTTCTTCATAAGTAAGAGTTTCACATAATTCAGCTACAGTTTTCTTTAATTCTTTTGCTAAAGAAAATAAGAATTTCATTTGACCATCAGCTTTTCAAATCGGCTTTGGCCTTTTCAACCTCCTTATCAGTACCAGCATTAATCATAGCTAATTGTATTTCTTGTAAAATACTTGCTTCAACTTCTCTTCTTAATGATGCTTTATCTCCATCTTGAAATAATCTTGCACCATTTTCATCTTTTGCTTTTTCAATCATTAGTTGTAAAGCAAAATCATTAGCATCTTCAGAATTAGTTTTTTTCTGTATTGATTCTCTTTCAGCAATAGTTAATGGATTCCAATAAACAGATAAAATTATTTCATCATCTTTTTTTACATCATGTTTGTAAAGTTGAGAAACACCGAATTTGTTTCTTAAAAGATCAACGGCTCTAGTCATGTTATTGTATAGCTAATATCATTATACTAAGCGTTGGCAGTAAATTGGCAAGATATTAAGCCTAAAAAGTGTGAAGAATCATCACGTTCTATCGGTGTAACTCCAACAACATCAAGAACTCTCGGAGTACAACTAAATGTATCGGTATAATTAGAAGCATTAACAGAGGTAAGTCCATCAATAACAGCTTCGCCTAAAGTAGACAATACAGAAGTGCCTTTTCCTCTTGGAACATAAATATTACATTGAATAACACCAGAATAAAAATCTTGTGATGCACCTTGAGTTTGAGTTGTTGCCTGTGCAAAATCAACAGACATAACAATGTATTTTTTAGTTTTTCCAGGAGTTTTATAAACCATGTTGTCATAAACCATCTCAACAGTATTATCTACTGCTGCAACTGCATCTGTTACTGCTTTTTCAAAAGCTGCTCTGGTGTTAACTAAAGTCATGGATTTGTGTAATCAACAAATACATCATCAGTACCACCAAATAAACCGAAACCTTGCAAGTCTCTTACATTCTTAGATTCATATTTCACTCCAGAACCAAATGTACCAATAGCTAATTTTGGCTTATCTGTAAATGTTGCTTTAATTAATTTGTTAAGCTCCCCTTGAACATATCGAGGCACTCCACTTCTAGGAGATGCTAAAGCTCTAGCTGCATATTCTGATCTATTTCCAACAAAAACTTTTGAAAAAGGTTTAAAATTAAATGATAATGTATCAAGAAATCTAGGTTCAACTTTCGCACCTGGAGCTTTTGTACCATCTCTTGAAGGTTTAATATTGCTCCACGGAGTAAATTTTTTTCTTGATTGATCTGGTCTAGGTCTTTGTGTACTTGCTGTCCAGCTAGAAGCAAAAAAACCAGTATCAACAGCACTATATTGTTCAGTTGATAAATCAGTAATAATTGTTCTAATTAGAATATTAAAATCTCTTTGTAAATTACTAGTAAGATCATTTTCTATATTTAAGATACTTCTTTTTTTAGCCATTAGAACCTCACTAATAAAGTAAATAATCCTATTCTTGTATCTATATTAATTATTTGTGCAGTTCTAGTAGATCCAGCATAAGTTAATATAATTTCATCTTGAAAAGTTGGTTGATTATCTCCAATTAAATTTGGTGCAATAAATATTTTAGCTTCTCTTCTTTCCCTACCATCATCTTCTGTTGAAATAATAAATTCGATAGGTACTTGTAAATCAGCAAAAGTTGTATCAGTTGTTGAATATGAACCTGTGCTTGTATTGTAAGTGCCTGATACTTTTCTTGTATAAGTAATAGTTTGATTTAGAGAAGTTCCCAAATCATTAATAACTTTTTTAATGGCTGTTTGTAATATTTTTTCGAGTTGTCCTGCCATTATCCTCTAACCACCCTAAGTTGAAAACTTCCTGCTCCACCAAGCATATACGCACCAAGATAACTTTGTAACCATGGGTAGACATCTAAAACATTATTTACAGAACCAACACCTTGACTATTTGTATTATATTTTACCTGAGTATCTCCAACTTTAATTTCAGAAAAATTACCATCAGTTCCAACATTTCCTGTAATAGCATCAGTATCATTTGCCAATGCTCTAGCTAATTCATATTGTGCATATTTAATATTATTTGGAATAGTAGAACAAGATAACTCAACACCATCAACCTGATAATTAGTTCTTGGAAATTTTAAAGCCTGACTTTCATCACATCTATCGCCATAAAAAACTAAGGTATCAATCCATCTTGTAGCTGATATTAATGCTCTTTTTTTCTGGTCATCTGTTTTGTTTGTCCAAGTAGAAGAGTCTGGGGAGGTATCAAAGTAATCATTAGCTTCAGACAAAGTGACATAACTATTAGCTGTTTCACTTTTTATAGTTGCATTTATGGTAGCTGCCACGATTGTTAAAGTAATTTAGTTTTATTGTAGCGTAAAGAAAAAACCCCACCAATAATTGATGAGGTTTGATGACCACATT